GAAGCTGCTGATACTTTAAGAGATGCCGTTACTACCTGGTATCCAGATCGCCGCACTACCAGTGATGGGTGGATTGGTGATGCTCGTCACAGTGCCAGAAAATCGGATCATACTCCAGACAGCACCGGATGCGTGCGAGCCATTGATATTGATTCTAGGTTGGATTCATCCGAAGGGCTCTCGGTTTATTTGGCTGACCAAATCAGAATCTGTGCAAAAACCGATAAGCGCATATCTTACGTAATACATAACGGCATGATTGCTAGCAAGATTCTTAATTTTAAGTGGCGTAAATATTCTGGATTTAATAAACACACAAAACACATCCACGTTAGCTTTAATCCATCTGGTGATAAGGATGGCAAGGCGTTTGATATACCACTACTAGGGGGAAAGATATGAAACTTAGCAAAAAACATAAAGCAGCAATTAAATCTTACTTAAGAGCTGTAGCCGCATCAGGCTTAACTGTTGCTTTGGCTATTGTTGGCGATATTAAGCCAGAGTACGCAATTCTCCTAGGTGCTTTAGTCGCACCCCTAATTAAAGCTATTGATCCTACTTCTGGTAAAGAAGTTGATTATGGCATTGATGCGAAATGACACCAACAGAATGGGCTGGCTTTGGGGCTGGCGTATGCGCGGTATTAACAAGTTTATTAGTGGGTCTGCGCTTTCTTATTAAAGGCTGGCTTAACGAATTGCGACCTAATGGTGGCTCTAGCATGAAGGATCAATTAACTAGATTAGAGCAGCGTGTTGATGATCTATTTTTAATTATTAGTAAGCGACAATAATCACATGGCTAACACACGTAAGCGGAAAAAGATCAATAGGCGAGTGGTGCGTAAATCACCAGATCCTTTATCCAAGCTAGACATGTTTTATATAGCCAAGCATGAAATGTACAAAGCAGCACGCAAAGCTGGATTTAGTGAGCCTTTAGCATTGGCTCTAATGGATAGTCCATCGTCTATGCCTGACTGGGTAGTAGGCGAAGACGGCATTATCCCATCTATTCCTACTCCGGAAGAAGAGCAAGATTAGCGCAAAGAGATACCTAGTTATCTCAGACTTGCAGATTCCTTTTCATCATGAGGCAGCTGTAAAGAATGTAATCAAATTAGCACGTAGGGAGAAGTTTGATTCTGTACTGGTGGTCGGGGATGAAATTGATTTTAATACAATTAGCAAATGGGCCGAGGGCACACCTTTGGCTTATAAGCAAACCATTCACGATGATCGCGAACTTACTAAGGAGATTCTCTGGGATCTAAGTGAGTACTCCAAGGAATGCCACATTATCCGTAGTAATCACACCGATAGGCTTTACAACACTTTATTAAAAGTACCTGGTTTAATCAGCTTGCCAGAGTTGCAGTATCCAAAGTTTATGGGTTTTGCCGAGATGGGCATGACCTACCATAAAGAAGCTTATGAGTTTGAACCAGGCTGGATGCTGGCCCATGGCGATGAAGGCAACATGTCTCAGCACGCTGGTATTACTGCCCTCAATCTGGCTAAAAAATGGGGTAAATCAGTATTATGTGGCCACACCCACAGACTGGGCATGAGTGCCTATGCAGAGGGCGTAGGAAGTCATTACAGAGCCTTATATGGTGTCGAGGTAGGAAACCTTATGGATAGAAAAAAAGCGTCTTATTTACGCTATGGAAGCGCGAATTGGCAGATGGGTATTGCTATACTAGAAGCCGTAGGAAAGACGCTAACACCAACGTTAGTGCCGATTTCAAAGGATGGCTCATTTACCGCACTGGGCAGGTATTACGGGTAACATCGTTACCAAACCGTTATACAAACTACGTCCGAAATAATCCACAAAGTCGTACACAGGTGCAACACTATGCCTGTACCGCAAAGTTTGCGGACAGATAGGGCTATATGGATCTAAAAGAAGCTGGCCTGTTATGGGTTGCAATTATGGTTGCAATAACAGTGCTTTATGGTATGTATGAAAACGCAAAGAATGTCGCCTATTGGCGTGGTAGGCATGATGGGTGGACAATGCACCGCCGAATGATAGAAAATAAAATCGATGCCAACGACAACTGAGAAGTTATTCAGTGAAACAGTCGAGATCCTGCACAGCAGAGGTACTCAATATGGTCACCCAATTAGTAACCACAAACGTATTGCCGAATTGTGGTCAGCTTACCTGGGTTATCCAATACAACCAAACGAAGTTGCAATTTGTATGTGCCTGGTCAAAATCAGCCGACAAGCTGAAGATCCAGGAGTCGCTGACAATTACAAAGACGCACTCGGATACATCGCTATTGCAAAAACAATAACCGATGCTATGCAAGATGAAGATGGAGCGTGGGAATAATGGCGTTCGATTTAAGTCAGTATGAAACTGTCGATGAAAGATTACATAAATGGTGGGGGTTATATCCAGATGGAAGAGTGGAAACAGAAGTTATCGAGGCCACAAACACTAGATTCATTGTTATTTGTCGGCTATTCAAAACGGAAGCAGATCTCAAGCCGTGTGCTACTGGGCTTGCGTCTGAGACTGTTAGTGATCGTGGCGTTAATGCGAATTTTGCTCTTCCTAACTGCGAAACAAGCGCAATTGGCAGGGCGATTAGCAACTCGGGTCTCTCAGCTAAAGGAAAGCGACCTAGTAGAGAAGAAATGGCATCTGTAAATGAAAAACAATTCAAGCCTAAGTACTCTGCACCCGGATCTAAATCAGCTGCAATGGAAATGGCGTTACATATCGTGGACACACAATCTAGAGACAGTGATAACGAGCCTGTGCCTGTTGCTTGGGCTATTGGCGACAGCGTTAGCCAAATTGGTGAAGTGGTCTCTGTTGATTTTACTTGCCGGCATGGTGATATGGTAAAAAAAGAAGGCATCGCCAAGGCTACAAATAAACCATACGCAGGTTATGTATGCACTGCACCTAAAGCCGAACAGTGTGATGCTAAATGGGCAAAACTTACAGCTGCTGGCACATGGTATTGGCCGGATGATTCTGAATCTGGTAAAGGGGGTGAATAAATGGGATATGTAGAGATATTAAGAGGTGGACCTTACCTGGAGCGCATGGAAAACGACCAGGTAAAGTTTGTACCATCAACTGACTTATGTATAGCTTGTAATGACGACAGGTTAATACATAGTGGTAATTACTTGATTTGTACTCAATGCCAATGTAGGCAATAAGGATATTATCATAATGTACCCACAATTCAAATGTAATGGCTGTAAGGCTAAGACAGAGTTTTTATGGCTAGAGCAATTAGATACGCCCGAAGGCTTTAAGGCATATCAGTGCATGTCCTGCGGATGCGTGGGTGTTAAAAACATAGCCGAAGCTTTGCATATTCCGGACAGTGATATATGCAGATGCAGTAAGTGTGGTGGATGGAAGTTTCTCACCGTGGACTGCCACACTTGCCAGTTGATTGGAGCGAAATGATGCCTACCTATGAATACAGCTGTAATGAATGTGGCACTTATGGATCAGTGCAGAAATCTTATGATGATGATATTGCTGGTATGGAATGCCCTAAATGTAATTTACAAATGTCTCGCATTTATTCAGCACCTGGCTTGATATTTAAGGGTGGTGGATGGGCCAATAAACCATGAGTGAGGCTGGCTACGATTACAACTGGATCGATCAATACAATATTGTGCCTTTCTTCGACACGCCTTCTGACCTGCGGTTATGTTAATGAGTTTATATATGTATTTGACACGTATGGTACGCTCTAGATCGCATCGGCTCTCAAAGCCGAAACGCGAGCCCCTGCAGGGGTCGCTCGCGAGGTGCACGCTAGTTGCCACCCTTGTATTCATTGAGATCTTATGCTTTGAAAAGACTAATTCCGTTGCAGCTGATAATCATGTAATGAACTTAAAGCTATACGCTTATCATAAGTTTAAGACATACGATCAGTTTGATTGTTATAACTACATAATTTATAGAGAATCTAGATGGGATTATAAAGCACGTAATGGTAGTCATTATGGTCTAGGCCAGATGCGTAACAAGATGGTCTTACAGCTTACGCCTAGGGGCCAGATAGATCTACATTATAAGTACATAGCACATCGTTATGGTATTGTAAATGGTGAACCTAATGCATGCCTTGCAGCTGAGCATTTAGAGAAGAAAGGCTGGCATTGAATAAGAAGGCAGAGATAGGTAGCAAAAAGTGGAAAGACCTACGACTCACAGTACTAGCACGTGATGGGTATGTGTGTTAC